ACCTGCTTTTGGTATTCCACTGATCGGAAAAACGGCAACGAAGAAGCTGTCTGAGACTGTGCGATCTATTACTGAAATTACACCAGACACTTGTGAGCGTGCCGGATTAGGCCCAAAAGCAACCGAGAATCTATGTAACTGGTTAGATGAAGAGTTCTATTGTTTTTATGATGGGTGTCTTCCATTTGACATGAAGTTTACACCCCCTGGCCCACTGCCGATACCCATGGACCGGGGTGTTGTCTGTATAACTGGAAAGCTTAAGAGTTTTAAGACTAAGGCTCAAGCAGGCACAGCACTCGCTAGTCTTGGCTATGTAGTAAAGTCAAGTCTAACAAAAGATGTGACGATTCTCGTGAATGAAAGCGGTATTGAATCGGCAAAAACTAAACAGGCCAGAGAATCTGGTATTGAAATAATCACGGATTTACAATCCTATTTGGAGAAAAAATATGGCACTTCCTAAGTGGACAGAGGAGCGTACTGATCAGCTCACTCTTTTCGTGGGCTCTGAAAGCCCCGTATCTCAAGCGACTGTTGCAGAGGCAGCAGAGCGTCTTGATACTTCTGCTCGTTCCGTTTCTAGCAAACTGCGAAAGATGGGTTTCGAAGTAGAACTGGCTTCTGCCGCCGCTGGCAAATCTTTCAGCGAAGAGCAAGAAGCTACCCTGTCAGCCTTCGTTACTTCCAATTCTGGTGAGTACACCTATGCTCAAATTGCTGAGCATTTCGAAGGCGGAGCATTCTCTGCTAAGTCTATTCAGGGTAAGATCCTGAGTATGGAGCTGACTGCACACGTCAAGCCTGCTCCTAAGGTTGAGAGTGTTCGTACCTACACTCCCGAAGAAGAAGCTACTTTCATCTCTATGGTGAATGATGGCGCATTTGTAGAAGCTATCGCTGAGTCTCTTGGCCGTTCGGTCAACAGTATTCGTGGCAAGGCTTTGAGCCTTCTGCGCTCTGGCGATATTGCTGCTATTCCTCGTCAAGAAACTACGAAGGGCCCAGCTAATGCTGATCCCCTCGCTGGAGTAGACGTTGCTTCTATGACTGTAGAAGCTATTGCTGAAGCTATTGGTAAGACTGCTCGTGGTGTTAAGACCATGTTGACTCGTCGTGGACTGACTGCTGCCGACTATGACGGCGCGGCCAAAGCTGCTAAGAGCCAGTAATTCTTTAAGTTGTAGGCGGCTGGCTCTTTCGGGAGCCGGCCTTTTTATGTTCGGGGGAACAGATTGAATATCTCTAGTGCTTTGATAAAGCAGTGTGTTACTGTGGGAGACTTTGAGACGTGGAGCTATCTGCGTAAAGAGTATCTTCCAAATGAGTATCACCTAATTTATGAAGCAATTGATAATCATTGTGAAAAGTTTCACCAGTTTCCCTCGTTTGATGATCTAAAGTTAAGTATAAGGCACCCCGCTACTAAAGACAAAGTGTACGCACTAGAGTCAGTAGAGGTGGACATTGAGCCTGCTACTTTATTAGAGTATCTAAAAAATGAATATGCTCAGAAGGAGATACTTAACTCTCTGGATAAGTATATTGATAACTCTGTATTATTTGCAAGTGCCGATGAATCAGTGCAGGAGCTACATCAAATAGTTCTTGATATTGAAGATAAAGTGGATCTTGAAGTTCCTCAAGAAAGTATGCAGCGTATACATCTAATGGAGCCTGAGGAGGAGTTATCTAAGCACATTGGCCTGGGCCTCAATACTTTGTATGATGAGGACATTACGTTTAGCCCTCGAGACTTAATTCTTGTGGGGGGAAGACGTGGCTCAGGTAAATCTATTACTTGTGCGAATGTTGCAAATAATATTTTTCAATCTGGCCGTTCAGCTATCTACTTCACTATTGAAATGGATAGTCGAGCAATATTGCAACGATGTTGCTCGATTGCTACTGGTGTACCTTTCTCCCGTATCCGCAACGGAAACCTAACAAATGTAGAGTGGGAAAAAGTGGCAGGCTGGCAGGCGTCTCGTTTTTTAAACGGGCAAGAACGTCTTATAGAATATAAAAATAGCACCGCCCGGGACTACAATGAGTTTCATAAAAAATTAACTACCGAGCATGAGCTTCTCCCGACTCAGCAGCTTGATGTTATTTATGATCCTAGTTTAACTATTGCCAAGATACGAGCAGAGTTAGATAAAAAAGTTGATAGAATCGGAGCATCTGTTATTATTGTAGACTATATCAACCAGGTTAAACGTTCCCACCTCCCCTCCAGAGGAGGTCAGTACGACTGGACGGAACAGATTGAAGTTAGTAAAGCATTAAAATCAATGGCCCAAGAGTATGAGTGTGCTGTATTCTCTCCATACCAAACTGATGCTACGGGCGAAGCCCGTTTTGCAAAAGGTATACTGGATGCAGCAGATGCTGCTTATGCTTTAGAAACTTGGGATCAAGAAGATAAGTGCATAACTTTTAATTGTGTGAAGATGCGCTCCTCTAGTATGAAGTCTTTTTCTTCTACTATGGATTGGGAAACTCTGAAGATTGGTCCAGAAACCGCTTTGACACCCAAAGAGCGTGATGAATCTTCACACAAATCGGATGAAGAAATTCACGACCTCTGATAAAAATAATGCTTGACACTCCCGTCGATTTGCTGTATAATATATACTTCAATCACGGGAGTTTTTTATTTATGGGGATGATATATGGATCGTTACGCTATGATGTCACGGGAAGAAAGAAGCGTAGTTATGCGCGAAAAACTAAGACTAGCACGAGAGGGAGTGTTCATGTCCCTAAGCGAGCTAGTTTCCGCAGGAGTGTGCCTGAGTTCCCCTCATGTCCCGATACAGCTGGAGTTGCCCCTCGCGTGGAAAGCCCACGTTATACGGGAACCCTCGTCAGAGGTATCAGTACAATGCACAAATCCAATGCGGTACCAGTTATCAACGAAGAAGAAATGAAAGATATTGCAAGAATGAGAAGATAGTGCTTGAATACGTACTATGGCACTTATTTGGATGGGAGAAACCTATTATGCACGACGCACTTATAGATCATAGGACCCCCGAGATATGTCCACACTGTGGAGAACATATGCTGGGAGACGGATACACAATTCCTTATCATTGTCCTAATGCATATGAAGAACTTTGGTGGTACTCTGAACCAGATAGTGGCCCTTGGCTTTGTAGTATTGATGATGATTATCATGAGCCCACAGAAATGGATGAGTGGGCCTCTTTTGATCCGGACTGTTAATGAACGTAGAAGATTTACTAAATACAAAGAGTGTACCTTTTACTCCTAAAGGAAAGGATTATGTTGTTAGGTGTCTAAACCCTGAGCATGATGATAAAAATCCTAGCATGAGAATAGACCAAGTAACTGGTGTATTTAATTGTTTTTCATGTGGTTATAAGGGCACTGTCTTTGCACATTTTGGCCAAAAGGCTGATAGAATGGAGATGCGAAGACAAATGTTAAAAAAGAAGATAAAGCAAGTAAGAGAAGAAAGTGTAGGAGTAGAGCTTCCCATAGATGCCACCCCCTACATTGGGAACTGGAGAAATATACGTCCAGAAACGTATAAAAAGTTTGGCGCATTTTTAAGTGCAGCCAAAGAATTTACTGGCAGAGTATGCTTTCCTATATATGATAGAACAGGAAAGGTAGTAGCCATACAAGCACGTACTCAAACAAATCAAATGCCAAAGTATTACAACGCTCCTCCCGGGGCAAAGATGCCTTTGTTTCCTACAGTTGAACCTATACAAGGTAGCGTAGTAATGGTTGAAGGAATTTTTGATGTTCTTAATCTACATGATAAAGGACTCACAAATGCACTCTGCTGCTTTGGAGTGCGTAATTTTAATGAACAAAAAGCAGAAATGCTCTCTGTGCAGGGAGTATCCAATGTAGATATATTTTTGGATAACGATGAAGCTGGACAGACGGGAGCAAAGAAAGTACAAGAGATATGTGAGGGAATTGGTCTCATTACCCGCATCATTAGTATTGGTGATAAATTTATGGATGCAGGCGCACTATCTCAATCCCAAGTAGACAAACTACGGAGTAAATTATATGCCTAAGGTTGCATTAGTAGAAACCAAACCAAGTAAAACAAATTTCGCTAGAGAGTTTGGAGGAGCTTTTGAGTTTGATCAATATCAGCTCTGTTC